TCCTCCGCAATGCGTTGCGGCAGCGCAAGCTGGAAGATCGCCTGATCCGTCAGGCACTGCGTGATCTGCGCAGCACCTTGGCTGCGGTGGAGAGAGTAGTGGGTAGCTCTGGTGTGCTGGCGGTTGGTGTCAACCGTGAGCGCACCATTGCGGCAATCACCACTGCGGTGGCCAAGAGCGTGCAGGACTCCTTTGGTGTGCCGCAGCTGGCAGCCTTGCAGGAGGCCTTGGCCCCCTTTGTGGAGCAGCAGCTGGACTATGCGCGGCGGCTGGTCACCATGGCCGGCGGGAACCTCACGGCAGAAGGCGCGGGTCAGCTCAGCCAAGTGCAGGTGCAGCGCCTCGTGAACGATGCCGTCGTGGGCGGCAAAACCCTCAGCACGCAGCTCACCCAAGCTCTGCCAGCCACCGTCGCGGATCGCGTAGAGCGCTTCATCCGCCTCGGCCTATCGGACATCGGTGGTGAGACGTTTGCCACCTATCAGAACGCCGTGGTGCGCGTCACCGAGAACAACGTCGAGGCCATCGTGCGCACCGCCGTCAATGAGGTGGGCAGCGCGGCACAACAGGCGATCTACCAATACGAAGCTGACCCGGACTGGCTGGATGCCGAGGGCCTGGTGTGGACCGCCCTGCTGGACAGCCAGGTCTGCCCGATCTGCCTGAAGCTGGATGGCAAGCGCTTCCCGCCGGACTACCAGAAGGTCTCGCCGCATTTGCAGTGCCGCTGCAGCCTTGTGCCTTGGAAATGGCGTAACGAGGATATGCGCGATTCCAACGGCAACCCCGTGGCACCCCGTCGCCTCGCCGATGGTGATGGCCCAGAGCAACCACTCGACTTCAAGGTGGCCGCGAAGCAGTGGGTCAAAGACAACCCCCAGACCGCTCAGGCCATCTTTGGCAAGAAGCTGGGCCAGCGCCTCGTGGACGGTGAGATCAGCTTTGATAAGGCCGTGAAGCAGTGGGCCGCTCCAAAGGCAAGTTAGTGCTAAGGGTGCGTTGCTATGACCGTCACTGTTGTTGCCACTGCCGGCTCGGCTTCGGCCAATAGCTACATCAGCGTGGCCACTGGTGATGATCTCGCCAATCTCTACCTCGGCACTCTGAATTGGACTTCAGCCAGCACCGATAACAAAGGGCGGGCGCTGATCATGGCGACCCGCTACCTCGATGAGCTGCGCTACATCGGCGAGAAGGCCTCCACCACCCAAGCGCTGGCTTGGCCCCGGAGTGATGCAGCCTGCGGTGATTGGAGCTTCACCACCAGCGAGATCCCGCAGCCGATCAAGCAGGCCACCTTTGATCTGGCTGAGGCTCTGCTGGGTGACAGTACTTTGCTGACCGTTGCCGGCGCAGGCAGCACTGAGCTGATCCCTGGCATCCCCAATGCCAACCTCAAGCGTGCCCGCGTCGATGTGATTGATGTGGAGTTCAACAGCGTGCAGCAAGCCGAAAGCAAGAACGCTTTGAACGTCGTGCCACACCTCAAGCAGGTGCTCGGTTGTCTGTGCTTAAGCAAGGCATCATCTTCTGTTGGGGCTGTCCAAGTCTTGCGAAGTTAGACTGCATGTATGCGCATCGCTGAAGGCCAACTTTCATTCTTCAGCACTCCGGCTGAACCGGAGAAAAAGCGCGTTGAGCATCATCTCGCCAAGCCGTTCACCAGAGAAGAGCAGCGGCGCTTTGGTCGGATGTATGCCGAGAACATTGGCCTGATCCGCATGTTCGGCGGGAAGCTGTGCCGCAAGTATCGGCACTGCATGGCCACCGAAGACATCTTCTCCTGCGTGGACATTGCCTTTCTCAAGGCGTGCCGTGCGCATGACCCGGAACGCGGGAAGCTCAGCACCATCTTCTGGACGTTTGCCCAAGGCGAGTGCCTGCACTTCCTGCGGGGGAGCAACTGGACAATTAAGGCCACGCACAAAGCGCGTCTCTTGGGCAATAGCGCTAGGAAGCTCATGGCCCTTGGCTGGACCTCGCTAGCGGTGTGCAAGGAACTGAGCTGCACGAAGACCGAGCTGAAGGATGCGCTGCTGGCCACCGCTGGCGTTGCCCATGACGTGAAGGGCTTTGATCTGCACGTTTGCCCTCGGCCTACACCGTGGGAGGTGCTGGAAGCTGAAGAAGATCGTTTAGCGGCAAGTTAGGGCTACAAGCCACAGGAACGATCATGGCCACCGGTGCCTTCTTCGCGGCCCTTGGGTATCGCTTCTATGTGAAGGCTGGCACCACGGCCTCCACCAACCCAACCGCTTCTACTGGCATGACCGAAGTGCTCGGTCTGACGAATGCCGGCATTCAGGGTGCATCCACCACTACGGAGGTGCTGGACTACGGCTCAAGCCAAGGTTACGCCGCCAGCCTGGTGACCGGGCAGAGCTACACCATCCCGATGTCGATGAACCTCAACCTCAATGACGCGGGCTATCTGGTGCTTAAGCAAGCAGCTTTGGACGCCGCTACCGGCGTAACAGTTCAGTGGTTTCGGGAATCGCCTGAGATGAGTTCCACCGGCAGCCCGGAGTACAACAGCGGCGTGGCCTTCGTGACCGACTTCTCCGAAGACATCCAGGCTGGCAACGTGGCCAGTGTTTCGTTCACCTTGACCGGTTATGGCGCCCCATCTTGGGTGGCTGAGACGAACACCTGAGGCTAACTAGAGAGCGAGCAAAGGGATCACAGGCGGTGGGCTACGGCTCACCGCTTTTTGTTAGAGGCTCATGCCGCTCAGCTTGCGCCACTGATCGGCGAAGTAGGTATCGAGCGGGGCATTCTCTAGGGCTGGTTTGATCCAGTTGCGACCCGGCACCAGCGTGCCCTTGCTGGTGGTGTAGCCGGTGAGGATCAGCGGGGCATAGGCAAACCCGCCTTTGCTCTTGGCATCCCAGGTGAATGTGATCGTGGTGCGACCATCAAAGTTGCGGCGCTGGGAGCGCAGGAACCCTCCCAGATCCACAATGTCGCGGGGGCTGCTGACAGTGGCGCTATTGCGGCGTTTGGTTGCCCGAGGCCAGCTGAACTGCGGTGATTGGATCTCAGCTTTGAGCTGCTTGTCCAGCACGGTCTGGTAGGTGCCGAGGATCTGCGGAACGCGCAGCTTCAGTTGATTGGCATTCCAACCGGTCAGGTTAAACGTCGCCTTAACTTGAACTGCCATTAGCCCTGCACGTAGCGGGCCAAGCGGATCTTGTCGCCCAGCACCTGCTGGAGGGTGCTGCCGATCAGGCCGGTGCTGCCATAAGGAAAGCGGCCGTTGATCACCTCGCATTCAATGGCACCTTGACCAGCAAAGTTCAGCGTGCCGGTGATGCCTGCCTTGATGCGGGCATCGAGGGCTTGGGGGCTGACGGCATAGCCCTCATAGGTCTCCACGTCTGTGTCCACACCAGGAAAGCCAGCACTGCTGCTGCCCGCCTGTCGCAGGTACAAGCTGACGGTGACGGCTTCTGTAGCCGGTGCAATGTTCCCGGTAACGGGATCAGTCATGGTGCCAACGGTGGGCACAGTGAAGGTCGCCGTGGCGTTGGCGAGCGCAGCGAGAGCACTTGTCATGGCCTAGGTTCCCGCGTTTGAGAGGCAACCTAAAAGCAACAAGAAGCTGAGTTGTGGCCGAGAGTCTGGGCGCTGCTGTATTGACGGTTAGCGTTGATGACGCCCAGCTCAAGGCAGGCCTGCAGGTCGCAGAGCGGCAGGCGCAAGCAAGCGGCAAGAAGATTGAGCAGTCCTTAACACCATCAAGCAGGCCAGGTCAAAAAGCTGCCAATGGACTTGAAGGTTATATTGATGCTCAAAATAGGGCTCGGACTGCATCTGGCAAATTATTGACGGTTGCACAGCAGCAGGCAGCCGGCTTGGATCGTTTAGGTGGTTCAGCCTCTACAGCCGCTGGCGGCGTGGCCCGTCTGACGCCGGTTCTCTCTGGGTTGAATGCCACCTTGCAATCATTGGCTGGTGTTGCCGGTGTTGTTGGCATCGGTGCACTCACGCAGCAGCTGATTGCAACAGGTCAAGAGTCGCAACGCGCTCAAATCCAGCTCAGCGCTCTCGCTGGCGGTTACAACGAAGCAGCGGCCGCTGGCCAAGCCGCAGCCCGTATTCAAAAGGTGCTGGGTATCAGCGCGGTCGATGCCACTCAAGGCTTTGCGCAGCTGTATGCCGCACTGCGTGGCACTGGTATCGGGCTGCAGCAGTTAGAGGTGCTGTTTGTTGGCATCAGTAACGCTGCACGGCTATCAGGTGCTGGCACGCAAGAAGCCCAAGCAGCTTTGCTCCAGTTGAAGCAGGGCTTAGCGGCTGGTGTTTTGCAAGGCGATGAACTGCGTTCAGTGCTGGAGCAGCTGCCGGCCTTTGCGCAGGCGATTGCCGCTCAGTTAAATGCGAACGTTGGCCAGCTGCGCCAGCTGGGCTCTGAAGGGAAGATCACAAGCGACATCGTATTCAATGCTGCTAAGCAGCTCGCCACGGCAACGGTGCCGGGTCGCACCGAGATTGAACAGCTTGGTATTGCATTTGAGAATGTCAAGGCTCAAGCGGCCGCAGCGTTAGGGCCACCGCTTCTAGGCATCCTTCAAACCACTGCCGCTGGCCTAGTTGCATTCAAAAAGTTCTTAGAGGAAAACCAGACTGCATTGATCAATGTCGGCCGCTCAGTGATTGAGATCGGCAAGACCTTTGCGCCATTCGTCGCTGGGATTCTGGCTGTTCAGGCAGCGATGAAGGCCTGGTCAATCGCCAGCAAAGCTGTTGCAGTAGCTCAAGCTGCTGTTTTGGCGTTGCAAGGCCCCAAGGGCTGGGCTGTTTTGGCTGGAGCCGTTGCCGCTAGCGCTACGGCTGCGGCTGTACTGGAAAACACACTCAAAGGCGTTGGCAAGGCAACGCAAGAAGCAAAGGCTGAAGCCCAGGCAGCCTTTGATCAGTTCAAGCAACTGCTCAATACCACAACATTGAGCAATCCGGCGACAGAGTTGGCTAAGGCTGCAGAAGCTACCAAGAAATGGGCTGCAGAAGTCAAAGTCCTTAACGAGCTTCTTTCGATTCAAGAAGCCACTGCGATTGAGCAGCAACGTGGATCGCTCACTGGCACTGGTATTGGAGCATTGCAAGCCGTCAAAGCCCTAGAGGATGCACGGCGAGCTGAGCGTGATGCGCAGGCAGCCTTACGTGCAGGGCAAAACGAAGATGCTGACAAGCGCCAATCTCTGCTTGATGCTTCTCGCGTCGCATCTGAAAACGTCAAGCTAGCTGCAGCCAAGACCAAGGCTGATTTAGAAGATGCTTATAAGTCTGCGCAAGATTCAGTCAAGAGCATTAGTCGCAGTATTGAAGACGCTGTGACGGCTCTATCTGCAGCTAGGGGCGGCACAGAAGGTGTCAACAAGTTTATCAACCCCCAAGATGCTCGCAATCGACAGGAAGCGGCCAACGCTCAGCTTTTGGCAGACGCTACAAAGGTCGCTCGTGAGTTAGGTGTTGTTGCCAGCTTCAGTGGATCGCTGACCGAGCGCAACGCCCAGATCGCCGAGTTTATCAATGCCGGCAGGCAGGAGCTTCGTGGCGGACAAGACTTAATGACGCTGCAAGACGACTTTGTGAAGGCAACGGCAGATCTTGCTACTGCCAATGATGCCTTGTTCAAGGTGAATAGCGCTTTGGTGGAAGCTACTCAGGCGTTGGCAACTAAGGACTGGAACGTCTACGTGAGTGTGCCCGGCGGCAACGCCTCCGGTGATGTCGTCCGCGAGGGGGTTTACCAATGAGCATCTCAATCGGCGCCTTCAGCACCAGCAAGCTGATCGCCCAGCCATTTGGCTACGACGAAACCGACACCAGTGCTGGCCTCACCGCCCGTAAGTGGACCGTCAGCGGCCTACTCACCACCAGCGAGTGGCAGTCCCTCCTCAGCGTCTACAACACCTGGCGCGACACCCGCATCACCGATGCCGACACGCTCAGCAGCGGCACGGTCGGCACCACCGTCAGCCTGACCGCCAGCGCCAACGGGATCAGCTGGAGCGGGATCGGCTGTTGGTTCACCGCTGCACCGACAGGCGAGCAAGCCGGCCCCTACATCCAGGCCACCTGCGAGCTGGTGGATGCCGCGCAAGCGCTAGCCGTGCTGCTGCGCCAAGAGGAGAAGAACCGCCAGCGCAGTGAGGCCACCATCCCAAGCCTGGGCACCGTGACGCTCGGCAGCGCCACGCTCACGCTGCTGTCTCCGATGGAGACCTATCAAGACACCCCCCAGTTGCAGCTGACTGCTAGCGGCACGCACTACATCTCTGGCGCTTTGACCGCCACTCGCGTGCGCCGCATTGAGGGCACCACCGATAGCAGCGGCTGGACGGCGGTGCGGAGCTGGTACGAAACCGCCGTCGCCAGCACCCCCAGCACCGGCAGCTACTTCCCGATCAGCGCACCCAGTGCCAGCGCTGAGGTGATCATCAGCAGCGGCGTTAAAAGCACCCGCTACACGGTCAGCGTTGAAGTGGCGGAGGTGAAGTGATGGCCATCGACATCCGCGCTGAAGTCAGCTGCAGCCTCGGCACCGTGATCAGCGGCAGCTTTGCTGATGACTACCTGCAGGGCAACGGCCTAATCAAGACCCGTGGCGAGGTGGTGCTCAACGGCACCCAAACGCCTGTGGTCGGCACTGAAGTGACGTTTACCTACGACAAAGGCGGCAGCACCTACACGATTCCACGGGTGCTGCGGGTGCTGAGCAGCTTTGCCGATCCGTTTCGCCGCACCACCACGGTGCAGCTGGGCTGCAAGCTGACCTACCTCGAAAACCGCAAGCCACCCGTTACCGACCCGAACGCCAAAGACGAGCACAGCGATGTGCCGTGCAAGGTGTTCCTCAAGGCAATGCTGCCGATCAGCGCGGACTACGTGTTCCAGCAGTGCCTCGATGCACTGGAGCTGGACAGCGCGGCTATCCCGCTCACCAACAAGTTCTCGGTAGAGGAGTTCGATCTGACGCCGGGCTTCATCCAGGTGATGAGCGACCTGCTGCAGTCCGAGGGCTATGTCGGCTACTTGGACAGCGAAGAGACGCTGCAGTTTCTGGACCTGACGCAGGACACCGCCACCGGCCCTGTGATCACCCCGGCTGATGTGGTGGACCTTGGCCCCATCGGCGTCGGCGACCTGCCCGGCGAGAGCGTGGTGGTCCGCTTCAGCAGCCTGCGCCTGCTACCGCCAGACGAGCTGTATGGCGACGGCTACCTCAAGCGCAGCTGGGAAATCGAGGAAGTCTTCGGGGCGCCCTCGGAAGTCAGCGTCAGCTACACCAACGACGCCGGTGCCACCGTCACCGACAGCGATGTTTTCTACCCCTACAGCTTCACGGCCACGCGCTACGACGTTTGGGACCGCAAGATCGAGTCGATCTCGCTGAATCTGGTTTCCTCAGCAGAAACCAACAACCGCTGGGCCAGTGATGCCCTGCGCAGCGGCAGCCCGTGGAACCTGCCCACCGCCAAGTTGGTGCGTGAGGTGATTGAGTACGAAAAGGCTGCGGCGCCTGCTAACAACGTCAATCTGCTGTCGGTGCAGCTGGTTGGTGGCGGCGTCACACAGATCAAAGCGGCGCTGAGCAGTGCGGCAGAAGAGCACACCGGCCTCGCCAACTTCTGCAAAACCGATGTGCCAGAGGGTGCCGATGTGGTGAAGTCGCAGACCACCTACAACTACTTCTCCGAGCTGGAGCTGGCCGGCAGCCTCAACATCGACACCTACATCGACGACACCGGCTCGCTGGAAGAGTTCGACACCATTGCCGCTGAACTGGATTCCACGGTGGTCGTCGAATACGAAATCGACGCCGCTAGCGGTATTTCCAAGACGATCACCAAGCGCAGCATCTCCCGCTCGCAAACGGTCTCTGGCCAGCAGGATCTCGCCACCCGCGCCCAAGACCTTGATACTGCCGACCTCACCAACAGCATTGCGTCGCTGCTGAACCTGGCCCGCCGGCAGGTCTACATCGGGGCTGACACCAGCCTGCACACCCAGCGTGAGTACGGGCTGCAGAAGCGCCCCAGCGAAGCCGAGCGCAACAACACCGCCAACGAGAAACCCACCGTCACTGAGCAGAAGGCCGAGATCGCTTGGGTGACCGGCAGCACCACCAGCACGGCCGTCACCGAGTTCACCGTGCCCTACGCCCCAGATGACGAGATCACTTGGGATGAAAGCAGCGGTGCATTCAGCAGCGTGCCGAGTGACGCCAAGGAAAAAGCGCTGCGTTACGGGCGCATCCAAAACAAGCTGCTGCTGGGCAACCGCAGTGGCGTGAGCTTGCAGCTGGCGCCCGAGCAACTGCCCAAACGACCCTTCGACCCGCTGTATCTGCAGGCATCGGGCATCACCGGCGCCTACCGCGTCAACGGCACCAGCTGGGCATTTGATGCCAGCGGCATCGTCGCCTCCACCGATGCCCTGCTCTGGGGTGCGGTGAGTGCAACGTCCGGCACCAACCTGGCCAGCAGTTGGGTGCCGCTGGCACCGGGCACCACCAGCCTGCCCCTGCCGTACACACCCACAAGCGGCAGCCCTGATTCGGAAACCGGTGTGACCTTTAGCGCTGTGATCACCCCCACCACAGTCCTGCCGCCTTACATCGAGTCGGTGTTGGTGGAAGGAGTCAGCCGCAGCAGCGCAGCGATCACTGACTACCCCTATGGCTTGGATCGCGGCAGCACAACGGCTGCACTGATCACCCGCACCAGTGTGCTGATTGCTAGCCGCCTTGTCGCCGATGTAGGCAGCTTCGCAGTGAACGGCCAAGCCGCAGCACTGAAGGTCACCAAGGCGATCAAGGCTGGTGTTGGCAGCGTTGCCGTCAGCGGCTTTGGCGCCGGCTCAATCCGTGACTACCGCATCGGCACTAACTTTGGCACCTTCACCGCCACGGGCCAGAACGCCATCGTGGCGCTGCAGCGGGCACCACTGGCTGCAGGCGCTGGTAGCTTTGCGCTGAGTGGTCAAGATGTGGTCTTCTCTGAAGCCACATCATTCCCCGCTGAAGCAGGCAGCTTTGCGCTCAGCGGCCAAGAAGCTGCCAGCGTTCGCAACTATGTGCTCAGTGGCGCAACAGGAGCCGTCGCGGCGACTGGGCAAGACGCGGTGTTGAACTACGTCACACCGGTGTTCAATATCTTGAGCTACAGCGGCACGAATGCCACTCGCTCGCTTACCGGGCTCGGCTTTAAGCCAGGAATTGTCTGGGCGAAGGTTCTCTCTGGCACCAACCAAAACCATGTCCTGTTTGATATTCTTCGCGGCGTAACTAATGCCATCTACCCCAACGTCTCCACCAATGAAGCAGTCCTGAGCGGTGGCCTTACGTCTTTTGATTCAGATGGCTTTAGCTGCGGCAATGCGACCGTGATCAATGGTTTGAGTAGTTATGCGTACCGCGCATTCTGCTGGAAAGAAGGAAGCTCGCCGACCACCAACAATGATGGCGCGATTGCTTCGACAATTTCCGTCAATGCCACCGCTGGCTATAGCATATTTGCGTGGTCGGGAACAGCATCGCAAAGCACGATTGGTCATGGCCTTGGCGGCACGCCTGATGCCGTTTTCATTAAGAACAGAACTGGAACTGGCTACGCCCCTCGGCTCGGCTCGCCGCTGATTGGCAATGATTTTTATCTGTCGTTCGACACCACAACGGCCAGAACTTCTAGCACCAGTTGGTATCGCAGCGTTAGCTCAACAACAGTTACTGTCGGCTCCAGCATCAATACGAGTGGAACTCTGGTTGGCTACGCCTTTAAGTCGGTGCCTGGTGTTAGCAAAATCGGCGTTTTCACGGGAAATGGTAGCGGTGTGTTTAGTGTTAATTGCGGCTTTACGCCACGCCTCGTGATCCTGAAGTCGTACATCGGCACCAGCAACTGGTTTATGTATTACATGGGCAGTGGCGCCACCGGATACCCGAACAATGTCCAAGTAAACTCCACGGCACAAGCAAACACGACTCAGACAAACGTAGAGTTCACTTCAACTGGCTTTACTGTTGCCGCTGGCTGGACCGGCAACATCACAGGAAGTGCCAGTAGCGCCATTTTTATGGCGTGGGCATAGAGGCAACCTAGCCCCAAAGCTCCGGCCTCATGGCGTCGTTCAACAAGTTCAATAGCTTCGTGGAGGCATTGGCCGAAAAGAAGCATGATCTCGGCGCTGACACGCTCAAGGTGCTGCTCACCAACACCGCACCCGTCGCTACCAGCAGCGTTAAGGCCGATCTGACTGAGATCAGCGGCGGCAATGGTTACACCGCCGGCGGCAACACCGCGTCGGTCACTAGCTCCGCCCAAACCTCTGGCACCTACAAGCTGGTGCTGGGCGACCCGGCCACCTGGACCGCCAGCGGCGGCAGCATCGGCCCGTTCCGTTATGCCGTGCTCTACAACGACACCGCTGCCAGTGATGAGTTGATCGGCTGGTGGGACTACGGCAGCAGCATCACCCTGGCCGCAGGTGAATCCTTTGCTGTGGACTTCGATCCGACCACCGGTGTCCTCACCCTTGCCTGATCATGGCCATCACGCTCTCGATCAGTCAGTACGAATTGCAGCGTCAAGCTGCCTTGGCGTTTGAAGGCAAGGCATACGAAGTCTTCCTGGCCACCAACAGCGGCAGCCTGACCGCCAACTCCACCTACGCCGCTTGGCAGGCGGTGGAAGTTGCCAGCGCCAACGGCTATGCCCCCGTGACTGGCACCATCGGCACCGGCGCCTGGGATGCGGGTGACGCCCGCTATGAACTGCCCGCCATCACGGCCACCTTCACCAGCAGCGGCTCTGGCTTCAGCTACGACACCATCTGCGTGCGGATCGGCACTGAGACCTACCTGCACAGCACCGTGGCTGAATCGCCGTCGATCACCTTGGCCGCCGGCCAATCCAAGACCTATGTGATCACGTTGGTGCAGGACGACTGATCCATGAGCACCCGCATCACGGTCACCAGCAGCAGTGATGCGTTGCTGGCCAGTGCGCGTCAAGTGCAACAGGCCAACCGTGAAGCACAACTGCAGCGCGAGCGTGATGCCCGCGTTGAAGCGACCACCATCGCTGAGGTGCAGGCAGCCACGCTGCCACCACCCGTAGGCGGCACTCCCGACACCAGCATCGACCGGCGCCCTGCTGCGCAACGGGCTGGCGGCTTTGGCCTGCTGTTCCAATGCGTCTTCATTGACGGCCCCGGCACCACCTGGAGCGATGGTGTCACCTTGGACCCCTTTGTCTCCCGGAATCAGAACACCGTCACCGCTCAACTGCTGGCGGATGCCACCGATCCGACAACGCTGCAAGAGCTGGAGGTGACCGTGCCGGCCTACACAGCGGCAACGTGGAATCGCTTCAACGCTCGCTCACCCATGGCGGGTGGCATCTTGAAGCGCGTTTACAAGCCCTACACCGGGCGTGAAAACGGCTCAGTGCAGTACCGCTACGGCTATGGGGGCTTCAAGCTGAAGCAGCCCACCACCAGCCCCAGCCCGGTTAGCGGCACCATCAGCGCCAAGTTCGAGACGACCTACAGCGACGCGCTGCAGCTCAACCGCTTCCCCTTTCACGTTTATCCCGAGATCCACGGCGCCGTTGTCGTGGGCTTTGGCATCACGGACGGCAGCCAGACGATCACAGTCTCCAATGGTGGCCCCAGCATCGCGGTCGGGGCCTCGATTCGCATTGCACCGGAGTGGACAACCAACACCGCAGCGCAGAGCTTCATCGTCAACTACCTGATGCCAAACCTGGAGACGAACTACACCGTCACCGCTGTGGAGGTTGGCAGCAGCACAACGGTCTACACCCTTAGCGCGTTGATCTACGACGGTGCCGCATCTGGCATCCCTGCGCGCCTGTACAAGTCGTATACCTCATGGGCTGCGGTGCCGATCAATGAGGTGCGCTGGAATTGGAGCGACAGCGTGCTGGCCGAAGACTTGCCCGGTGGCGGCTGGAACGATGTGTCAAATACCTTTGACTACACCACTTCGGTTGGGGCTGATCAAGCCAATGCCGGCACTGCCTGGACATTGGTGGACCTGCACCGCGTGCAGATTCCCCCGATCTTTAACACGATCACAGCCAACGGCTCGGGTCTTGCAGTGCCCTACCCCACCAGCGCAGCGATCAGTGCGGGGTCCACGAACACTTGGGTGGTGCGCCAAGGCGAATACAGCATCACGCGCAACAGCGACCGGACCCTCGCCAAGACGCCTTACGGCGAGTACATCTACAACCCAGCCCTAGCGCCTGACACCGGCTACGTGTCCAAGACTGGCCCCTGGGAGGTGTGGAACACCAGCGCGGACTACAGCGCAGAGCTGTTCAACGTCACCGTCCGGCAAGGCACCTTCCCTGAGCACACCGACTACGTGCTGCAAGTGCCGTTTGCAGCGTTGACGCCGCTGCTGTCGCCGGGCTTTGGCAATGCGTTGCCCAGCGGCACACCAGAGAACCGCTTTGGCAACCCGCCAGGCACTTATTACTCCTTGGCGGTCACGTTGATCGAATAGCCATGACACCATCCCAGTTGATTGCTTACAGCAAGCAGGTCCAAGCTGCTGTGCGCCAAGCGCAGTTGCGCAAGGAAAAAGAGCAACGTCTCATCAACAAGGCAATAACCTCTAAGTAAGTAGCCAACCTGTATGCCGACGCTTCCCTTTGTTCAGGCGCCTGAAGCACCCACATCCCGGCGACTTGGCACACCGGCGAGCGGCATTCTGGAGATGCCGGTGCTGGGTGGGCTCACCGTTGGTGAATCGGCAGTGATTTCTGAGCTGCTGGCCAATGAGCAGAGCAGCTTCGTCAAAGGCGCCCAGATCGCTGATGCCATTGCCAAAGCCGAAGCGATCAGCATTTCCGAGGCGTTCAACATCATTGAAGGTGCGATCAGCGGCCGTCAGCTGGAGGAGCGGGCCGAAGAGATCCGCACGAAGCACGCAGCCTTGATCCAGGAGGTCGCGCAGGTGTATGCCGCTGCCGGGCAGCGCAACATGGAATCCACGGTCACGGCCTTGATCCGGTGCCGCTGCAACCTGCCGGACTGGAGCATTGCGGACACCCGCCAAATGCACCGCGCTTTGTTCAACGCGATCTGGCAACTAGCGCAGGAAGAAAGCGATGCCGAGGCGCTGCCCAGTGAGCCGCCGACTGAGGAGGAGCTGGGAAAGCCGCCAGCGGCGGATGGCGCCGCAGCGAAACGGACTGGCAAGCGATCTTCTACGACCTAGCGCACAGCTACCCCGGCCAGTTCCACCGCACCACCTACGCGACGGAACTGCGGCAAACGGTGCTGCAGGCATGGCGTGAGCTGCAGCGGATCCGCCGCGAGCAAGCGCAACTGCAGGAGATGCCGGTGGCCCAACTCGCAGCGCTGCTGGCCAACATCAACCGCGACCCCAAGAAGGGCAAACCGTTCTCGCTGCAGGACTTCCAGCTGTTCGCCAGCGAGCAGAAGGCCGAGCGGCGTCTCAGCGCCGAGGTGGCTGCGGTTGCCTTGGCGCTCAAGCACGACGACAAGGCACCGCCCCTATTGGTGTCCTGTTGGAACGAGGTGCTGGCCAGCGCGGCAGACGGCACCCGTATGCCAGGCGTGCGGGCGCTGCATTCCGACGATGAGGCGGTGTGGGTGTTGGCGCCGGTGTGGGAAGCCACCGGTATCCGGGGCGGATTGGTGCTTGTTCGTGGGCAGATCAGCGGCACGGTCCTGCTGCGCGATTTAGATCGGCCACTGTTGACACACCGGCTGCTAGTCCCCGCTCGCCCCGGCTTCGGGTGGATTGAGGCAGGCTGCTTGCTGCTTTCGGCGGAAGACTAGGTAATGGACTTGCTGAGCCTGCGCACCGCCATCGAGACCACGCTGGTGGATCAGCTCGGCACGTACACCCTGGCCAATAGCGCCACCACCCCGGCCATCTCGGTGCGGGCGCCGGGTGAGAGCCTGCCGCCTGGCACCACCGTCACGGGCTTGGAGGTGGTGATCGTGCGCGAGCCTGAACTGGTGCCGGTGCGGCAATACAGCAAGGAGCAAGCCTTCAGCCGCTGGACGCTGTATCTGGTGGACTGGAGCGGCGATGCCAGCCTGCAGGAAGTGGCCGGCCGCCTGCTGTGGAGCTACCCCGGCAGCAACGCGGTGACGATCAACGTGCCCCGTGGTGTGGGGCCGAGATCGCAGATGCGCGTGGACATCACGACCAACCCCGACACCTACGCGGGTTGAACTGACCGGAAACCTTGGGTATGGCGATCACCCCGGCGAGCTACAACATCCGGCCCCAGCGGCGGGCGGATTATCCGCTGCAGGTGCAGTTCAAGGATGCGGACGGCGACGGCATCAACATCACCGGCTGGACGGTGCTGGCGCAGGTGTGGGATAAGACGCGAGCGACGAAATACGGCGACTTCACGGTCAGCGTCACCAATGCGGCAACCGGGGCTGTCACCTTGACCTTGCCATACACGATCACGGCAACGCTGCCTGATGAGTGCCGCTACGACGTGATGCTGATCAATGCCGCTGGGCTGCGCGAGTATTACCTCGAAGGCATTGTCAGGCCCTCTGAGGGCTATACCGCACCGTCTTGATCATGGCGACTGAGATCACCAGCATCAATCAGGTCGTCGTCACTGAAACGGCTGCCAATGTCGTTGAGGTGCAAGTGCCTGGCCCCCAAGGCCCTGCCGGTGATGGCACAGGCGGTTTACCCACTGGTGGTGATCCCGGCAATGTGCTGCTGAAAAACAGCGGAACCAACTACGACGCCACTTGGGCTGCAACTGTAGACGGCGGTACTTTCGCCTAGCCACCGGCAACTTAGGGCACTGCACCTGCCCTGCTAATGGCACGCCTTCAGCTAAAGCGTGGTCTCAAGGCCAACCTCCCTACAACAGGGATGCTGGCTGGCGAGCCGCACATCACGACAGATCGCGGCACGCTTCACGTCGCTACTGATGCCACCACCAAGCTGCCGGTGGTGCCTGCGATTGATGACCTCACCACCCTTGGCAGCGTGAGCGGTGCCGATGATCTGCTGATCATCCATGACGCGAGCGAAGCCAGCGCTCAGAAAGAGAAGAAGATCACCTTTAATGCTTTCAAGACCGCGCTCAATATCCCCGCTGCTAGCACCGACGAGAAGGTGGCAGTGGTGAGTGGCGGCACCGCCGGTTACATCTGGGGCACCGATGGCACCGATGGCGTGATTCGCCTCAACAGCAGCCTCAGCTGGACAAAGGATGCCGGCAATGGCTTCGTCACCATCGCCGTGGACACGGTAGACGGCGGCACCTTCTGATCACCGTACCCGGCTAAATAGCCGACAGTGTTAGCCACATGGCACAAACAATCAAGCTCAAGCGCAGCGCCGTTGCAGGCAAAGTGCCGACCACCAGTGACTTGGCGCTGGGTGAGGTGGGCATGAACACCTGGGATGGCGCGTTGTATATGAAACGCGACTCAGGTACGCCTGAAATCGTGCGGATTGCATTCGCAGATCAGGACTACGGACTGATTACTGGCGCCGCAGGTGGTGCCCTCGATTACGGAGCACTGGTCTGATGGCTACTCAAGTTCAACAGCGTCGCGGCACCACTGCAGAGCACGCCAGCTTTACCGGTGCCGTTGGTGAAATCACGGTTGATACCACCAAAGACACGGCCGTGGTGCATGACGGCACAACTGCTGGTGGGCACCCGCTACTGAAAGAGGCTACTGCTGCTGCCACCTACCAGACGCAATCGGGGATGTCGTCGTATCTGACGACCTCTGCTGCTGGTACGACGTATGCACCGCTAGCCAGCCCGACATTTACCGGAACGGTGACGATTCCGGCAGGTGCCTCTATTAGCGGCTACCTGGCGACCAGCGCCATCGGCACCACGGTGCAGAGCTATGACGCAGACACGGCCAAGACCGACGTTGCACAGACCTTCACCGCAGCTCAACGCGGTGCCTATGTGACGCTGACCGATGCCGCAACGATTGCCACGGACCTGAGCCTCGGCAACCAGTTCCAGGTGGTTCTCGGTGGTAACCGCACCCTTGGTGCCCCGACGAATGTTGTCGCTGGTCAGAGCGGTGTGATCCGTGTCGTCCAGGACGGCACCGGCTCCAGAACACTCGCCTACAACAGTGTCTTCAAGTTCCCAGGGGGCACAGCACCGACGCTCACCACAACGGCCAATGCTGTGGATCTACTGGCCTATCACGTTGAGTCAACGACTCGCATTGCGGTCCGCTTTATCGGTGACGTGAAATGAGCGCCTTGAACAACAGCCTCCTGTTGGGGCAGGAAGGTGGCGGTGGGTACGCCATCTCACGTTCGCTCCGGTTCTCATCAGCCGACAGCAGTTTTCTCAGCCGCACCCCCGCATCAGCCGGCAACCGCAAGACGTGGACCTGGGCAGGGTGGGTGAAGCGGAGCCGGATCAGTACAGCTAGCACGTTCCCAAACATTTGGTCTGCCGGATCAACAACAAATAGTGTCACATGCCGATTTTTGGCTGACGATACTTTCAACATTAGACTTTATGGCTCCACGGAACTGAGAACAACAACTCAAGTATTTAGAGATGTTTCTTCTTGGTATCACTTCGTTATTACTTTTGACACGACGCAAGCTACGGCAAGCGATAGGTTGAAGTTATACGTCAATGGAGTTCAGGTTACTGCTTTTAACACTAGCAATGATGTCAGCCAAAACTTTGACGCGGACACGAACAATACCCAAGCTCATTACATAGGACAAGTAGGCACGGGCTCAGCCGCGCACATGTTTGACGGCTACTTAGCCGACGTGCATCTGGTGGATGGCCAAGCTCTAGACCCCACCAGCTTCGGTGAGTTTGACGACAACGGCATCTGGCAACCGATTGCCTATAGCGGCACCTACGGAACCAACGGTTTCCACCTCCCGTTCTCCGACAACAGCAGCGCCGCCGCACTCGGCTATGACGCCGCTGGATCTAACGATTGGACCGTTAACAACCTATCCGTCACCGCTGGTGCAGGCAACGACAGCCTCGTCGATGTCCCCACCAACGGCAGCGAGGTTGATACGGGAAGTGGGGGGCAGGTAAGGGGGAATTATTGCACTTGGAATCCACTAGATACTTCGTATAGGACTGCTGTTGCCGCTTTCACAATCAGCAACGGCAATCTTGATATTACAAATGGCTCAACTGGTTATGGCGGTGTCATTGGGACGGTGGCCGCATACGCCGGCAAGTTTTATTGGGAGATTACAGTATCTGGAACAGTTCAAGTAAATGATTACATAGGTTTAGCATCAACCGATTCAGCGTCTGGCGCCAAGGCTGTACCAAATCCCGGTGGGTTTGACGGATTCTGTGGATACAATTCCAGTGGCACACGCATTGAAAACACCACTTACGGCTATACCGGAACAGCGTATGGGGCCTCGTGGACAAGCGGTGATGTTATAGGAGTGGCGTTTGATGCCGACAACTCACAAGTTACGTTCTACAAAAATGGTGTTAGCCAAGGCTTAATCACCACAGGCATTGTAGCTTCGCGGGGTTGGTATCCCTATGTAGGCGATTACCGAAACGCGCCTAGCTTTAACTGTTCCGCCAACTTCGGCCAACGCCCCTTCGCCTATCCCGTAAGCGGCTTCAAGGCGCTCAATACTGCAAATCTACCCAGCCCGTTAGTCACGAAGCCTTCCACGGTGATGGACGTGCTGACGTGGACTGGAACTGGCGTTGCCCGTTCGATAACAACACCTTTTTCTCCTGACTTTGTTTGGATTAAGCAGCGCAACAGTGCCAATAATCACGTTCTATTTGATGTCGTACGCACGGCTACCAAAGGTCTCCATTCTGATTTGACAGATGCAGAATTTACAGATGCTGCCACCCTTACTGCATTCAACAGTGATGGTTTTAGCATTGGTACTCACCCCACGGTCAACACTAACACCAGCACCTATGTGGGCTGGACCTGGGACGCCGGCAGCTCCACCGTCACAAACACCGCAGGCTCCATCACTAGTCAGGTGAGGGCTAATGCAAGTGCGGGGTTCTCGATTGTTACTTATACGTCTCCCGGTCTGTCGAACCCGAATACGGGAACCGTAGGTCACGGGCTTGGCGTAAAACCAGCTTTAATTATCCATAAATTGCGTAGCGGCACTGATCCGTGGCCTGTATATCACTCTTCTGCCGGAGTTAGTGCAACGCCAGAACTTTTGTATTTGAATACCACTGCAGCACGTGGGGCAGATGGTTCAGTTGTTCCTGCCCAACCAACCTCATCGGTATTTTCTGTGGGCTGGAGTAATCAGACTGGCGGCACATTAGGTAATACCTTCGTCGCCTACTGCTTCGCCCCAGTAGCCGGGTACTCTAGTTTCGGCAGCTACACCGGCAACGGCAGCGCAGATGGGCCGTTTGTTTATACCGGGTTTAGGCCGAAATTTGTTCTACTTAAAGACATAAGTAGTTCAAGTTATAATTGGCAGATTCACGACTCAGTTCGCAATCCTTACAACGAAGTGAGCAATCGGCTGGAGCCGAACACGTCCACAGCAGAAAACGCAGCCAGCGGAATTAGAGACTATCTTTCAAATGGTTTTAAGATTCGTACAACGGGAGCTGCTGTAAATACAAATGGCAGCACTTACATCTACGCCGCATTTGCCGAATCGTGTTTCGCCCTGAACAACCGCGCCCGCTAACCCCGCCCTCGTAGTGAACAAGACTTCTCGCCCCGCCGGGGCCCACCCCATGTAACACCGCACCACCAGCCATGTTCATCCTCGACGGCAAGCCCCTGAGCCCCGACGTGGCGTTCACCGCCACCGACGCCGATGGGCAGTTGATTCAATTCCCCGCGAATTGGCTTCGCTTATCGACGCCAGAGCAACGCGCAGCCATCGGAATCACAGAGCAGGTTGACCCCCCAAGCTGGGATCAGAGGTGGGCATGGGGCTATGACGCTGACGGTCATCTCATCTGGAAGGACCACACCCAACTCGTTGAGCAGTGGGTGGCCCAAACCCGCGCCACCGCCGGCACGCTTCTGGTCCCGAGCGACTGGCTGGTGATCCGCGAGCAAGACAACGGCACTGCTGTGCCGACCCAGTGGAAGGACTGGCGCCAGGCCATCCGCATGGCTACTGGCGACAAGGTGGCCGCGATTGAAGCCACCACCACCACGGAGGAGCTGGCTGCCTACATCACCGGGGCCGACTATCCGATGTGGCCTGCGGATCCCAACCAACCGCAGCCTGAGCCTCCGGTGGAGGACACCATCTCGTTTGAAGGTGGCGTGACCAGCGGGCAGATCGTTTCGTAGGTGTGATGGGTGAAAGGGCTGGTACTTGATGGGTACTTGACGGATACTTGTTCGTATCACCAGCCCTCGAACCCACCTTCCGTACGATGCGCTCGTACCCGCTCTGCTTTGCATCGGGCTGATAGAGCCCAAGCCTCTGTGCGTCCTTGAGGCGTCTCACGCTTGGGCCATCCATTCCCAAGGCCAGTAGGCAGCAGATCTACAGCGGTGTGCTACTTCTGTGGTGGGCCAGCGCGGCGGCAACCGCCTGACCCGTGATCAGATCCAGTACGAGTGGACCCGATGGCCGAAGCCTATCGCGCAGGAGTCACTGCGCACGTCTGCGAGCAGACGCTTTCTCAAGCCTGGGAGATGTTCAAGGCAGAGCGCAGCGTTTCGCTCTGTCCCACCAGCCTCACCAGCGATTACGCCCAAGTCAGCAAATGGCTGGCTCGTTGCCCGATTCAGGAGTTTCCTGATGGCAGGCGCGTGTTGACCTGGCTGCTGCAGCAGACGCCTGAGAAAGCCGCTCGACGTGTGTGCATGTACGTGCGAACCCTGTATCGCTGGGCGGCTGCTGAAGACGTGGCTTTACTGCCTCGCAACCCTGTCGCCAACTTCAGGATGCCCAAGGCTCCGCAAGGCGAGCACGAGATTGTGGTGATCCCTCGTGAGGAGATCGCCCTTGTACTTGTGGCGCTGGAGGCCAAAAGCCGTAGGCGCGGTGCGAACTGGGCTCTGTTCGCGGAGTTCATGCTTCAGACGGCACTACGAACCGGTGAGGTCAGAGCGATCAAATGGGCCGACATTGATGGCGAGCGGGTGCTGATCCATAGCAACTACACCTTGACCCACGGCCACAAGAACAGCACCAAGACCAACAAGAAGCGTTGGGTGCCTCTTAATGCCAGAGCACAGGAGATTTTGCGCCAGCTTGCGCAAGACAACGAGTATGTGTTCCCGTGGAACCGGTTTTCGTTTCAGAGCTTCTTCTATGACCGAATGAGTGAGCTGCACAGCGCGGGGCTGATCAAGAAGCGCTACCGGCCGTATGACCTACGGCACGTTGCGATCAGCCGCTGGCTAGAGGCTGGCATCCCGGTGACGCAAGCCGCCAACTGGGCCGGAAATACGTCGGAGGTGATCTGGAAGCATTACGCCGCAACGACTGCGGAATATGAGATGCCAGTGCTGTAAGGCGGGCAACTTAGATCAACTGCTCGGCCACCATGACGCCAGAGGAACTTGCGGGCCTAGCCATTGCCTTACTGGCTGGCTCCGAGCTGCTCAGCTACATCCCTGGCGTCAAAGCCAACGGTTGGGTGCAACTGGTGCTGGCAGCCCTTCGGGGTATCGCCGCCGCTGCTCAGGTTGAGCAAAACAACAAGCGCAAGCGCCGCTGAGTCATGGTCGAAATCGTCGCTGCTTTGGCAGGTGCTGTCCTAGCCATTGGGGCAGGCGGCGTTGGTTCCTTTATGCGCAAAGACGAGGAAGCCTCAAAGGCTGTGATCCGCCTGACCGCCGCTGTGGAGCACATTGCTGGTGAAGTCAGCCTGCTGCGCACTGAGATCAAGGAAGACCGGCAAGAGCTATACCCCCGCTTGAACGCGATTGAACAGCGCCTAGCTGTGCTGGAGACCAAGATATGAGCATCATTCAGCTGCGCGATGCGGCCAAGCACTTCAAGCAGCTGCCTCATCAACTCGCTGCGTGGGATTGGCTGCAGGAACACTTGGACGCTGACACGCTCAAGCAGTTCGCGGAGCTGTATCGCGCTGATCCCGCCATCAAGCAACCGCTGCCGCCGACCTGGCTAGCGCCTGCCATGAAGATTATCCGTGAGTTTGAAGGCTGCAAGCTGGAGGCCTACCGCTGTCCAGCTGGTGTGCCCACCATCGGCTGGGGCACAACACGGCTGATGGATACGCCGGTGCGCATGGGCGACAAGATCAGTCAGGCCCTAGCGGATGAGCTGCTGCAAAACGAGGTAGAGAACCTCTTCGGCCCTGGCGTGCTGCACCTGCTGCCGCTGGCCAAGCAGTGGAAGCCAAATCAGGTCGCGGCCATCATCAGCTTCGCCTACAACCTCGGTCTTGGCGCTTTAGAGGATTCCACGCTGCGCAAGCGGCTGCTGGCTGGGGAAGATTCCTGCACCGTCGTGCGGGAAGAGCTACCGCGCTGGGTGCATGCCGGGGAAGCTGTGCTGGCTGGGCTAGAGCGGCGCCGCGCTGCGGAGGTGGCCCTGTTCTGCGGTGATCAGCGTTTGGGCGTGCCCGCACAGCAAAAGCCCAACACACCGCTGAAGGTGCCCTACTACAGCCAGCGCGATTCCACGGTGGCGGACCAGGCCAATCGGATGTGCTTCTCCAGCAGTTGCGCCATGCTCGTCTCCTTCCTACGACCGGGTGTGATTACCGGTCTTGCGGCCGACGATCAATACCTCAAGACGGTGCAACGCTTTGGCGATACCACCGATGTGAATGCCCAGCTCAAGGCACTAGCGCACTACGGCGTCAAGGCTCGCTTCAAGCAAGACGCCGGTTGGGATGACCTGCAGCAGCAGATCGCACGTTCGGTGCCGATCCCCTGCGGATTCCTGCATCACGGCACCAGCGCCAAGCCCACTGGCGGCGGCCATTGGCTCACCGTGATCGGCATCACCAAAGGTCACGTCATCGTCAACGATCCTTTTGGCGAGCTGGACGTGGTGCGTGGCACCTACCTCAACAGCAAAGGTTCAGGGCTGCCCTACAGCAAGGCGAACTGGGGGCCACGGTGGCTGGTGGAAGGACCGCGTTCCGGCTGGTGCATCATCGCCGAGCCATGAGGAACGTGAACATCAGCCAGCGGATTCAACCTGGCCTCTGGAAGGTCCACCGCCGTGACACAGGCGTGGTGGTGTGGATGGCGATGGCCAACGGCATCACCTACCTCAGCTATCAAGAGGAGCAAACCCGCCTCTGGCTCAGCCGTGAGCTAGACGACCCAGAACCGCTCGATGCGGCATGAAAAAGCCCCCGGCATGACCACGGGGGCAGGTTGAACATCCGACCTAGTTTGCCGGCTTGTCTTTTCTTAAACCTTTCGCCACCATCATGCACTCAAACATCACCTCAGCTTGCCAGCGTTGTTGATGTTCAATGCAGTAACCAAGGCCACACACCCGCCACTTGATCCCATCCTTTGTGGTGACCTGATTGATGACAGGTTCACTCACGGGAATACTTAGCGCAACCTTCTAGGTTCCCGTTATGGCGTGGGGAGAGTGGATGGTGCCCCAGCCAGGACCGGAGCACCTGCTCACGCTGGAACAGCAACGGCGAGCTGTTGATGGCTACACGCTGCCGCAGGCCAAGGCCATGCTGCTGCGCTTGTGCCAGCTGTCCCTACATCAAGACCTGATCATCCGAGGCGCTACGCGGCGGATCGCAGAGCTTGAATGCACTCTTGCCCTTGCAGACCGCCAAGCTTAAGCCTCAGGGTGGTCATGGCTCGGTTGTGCATCTGCTGGGTGGCCTGACGGCTGACCTGAAGCTCGGCACCAATTTGTTCGTAAGGCTTCGGCAGGCGGGTGCTGCCGAAATAGCGGCTGCGGATGATGTGCTGGTGCTCGGGGGTCAGATCGTTGATGGCTTCATGTAGCGCATCACTGAACTCTTGCAAGTCATCAAGTTGTCCATCGGTGCTGCGCGGATCAGCCACCACATCCATAAAGTCGCCGTACTTCTCACCGCCCGGCATCTTCTGATCCAGGCTCAAGACGCTGGCGTTGTGGTTGAGGTAGCCGAGCAGCGTTTGCTTCTGGATCCCGCAATGCTTGGCCACATCAGCCAGCGGCGGCAGCTTTCCCTGCTCCCGCAGGTGCAGCTGCATGTAGTCCATCGCTTTGCGCAGCTGATCATTGGCCTGCATCGGCAGGTGGATGATGCGGCTGTGGCGGTTGATCGCCCGCGTGATGCCCTGGCGGATCCACCAGTAGCAATAGGTGCTGAACTTGTAGCCCAGCGCCGGCTCAAATTTGAGGATGGCGGAATCGAGGCCAATCAGACCTTCTTGAATCAGGTCTTCAAGGGTCAGCGTGCCGCTGTACTTCTTGTATTTGCCGGCCACATTGACGGCCAGGCGAATGTTGGAGAGAAAGAAGCGATCACGAGCGCGGCGCCCTTTGTTGATGATGCCCTTCTGCTGTTTGGTGGGCTTTTCAGGGTCACCGATGGCGAGCCAGGCCTGCACCTGACGAGCCAGGGTGATCTCTTCGGCAGCGGTGAGCAGGGGATAGCGGCGCGAGTGCTGGATGATCCAATCGACGGAAGTGCCAGGCGTAGCCA